CCAGACGGGCCACCATTAGCCTTTACTGCCGCTATTGTGGTAGCGTCTAAACTGGCAATGTTTTGCAGTTCTTTGCTATTGTTTATTACTGTGTCGTTTGCAACTTTGATAGCCATCCTCGTGTCCTTTCACTATTAGCTATTTACATCACCGTCATAACGACTTGTCCACATGGTCAAGCTGTACTTCTTCCCCCCACGCAACGGCAAAACTTTATGCCCATGTGTTACCATAGACGGAAACAAAATGCACTGCCCAACTTTTACATCCTTGTTTGTAAACTCTTGTCTGGGAAAAACAAGCTCCGCACCAGCATAATCGTTGTTTAGCTTCACGCTGCCTGTAAATAAAGATGCGTCTGTATGCAGCCCTAATTCTGTCTGCGTATCCATAGAATAACGCATAGTAAACGCATCACGCAATCCAAGGTACGCCTCTGGATGCCAATGCTTCTCGCATATCTTACTAAGTCTCTCTGCCCATTGTTCTGATATCTCGTCCCACAGACCTATTTCTTTTAATCTTATTTCTTGCGCGGGGAATTTATCACCATCAAGCTCGTCCCATCTACCACGGCTTTCTGATGCTTTAATGTACCTTTGACACTGACTCTCTGTCATAAAGTCAGTAACCAGTATCTCTGGCGCAACTTCTTCGTACTCAAGCCCCTTGTGGTACGCGGGTTCAAACATTTTGTTTAACGAAGGGAGCAAGTCTTTAAAGCCTTTATTCTCCGTAAACCCTAGCTGTCTAGCTAGGTTTGCCATTCTATTTTTTGCTTCTGGGCCGCCATTCCCGTGATAAATACATGGGCAGCACATACCGTTTGCTATCTGACCGTCGATAATCTTAACATCATCATCACACTGAAATATGTAACCCTCATAATCTAACGCAATACTTAAATCTTCTGGATATTCGAGAAATCTATTCTGGCACCAAAGCTGATCATCTTCGTCATTCTTCACATGGACATTGAAAAATCTTTTGAGGTGCCTAACCTGCCCCGCATATAAGCCACTATTTAAAAACCTATATGGCGTTCCAGATTGAGGGAAGTAGTCAGCCATTGTTGCATCAGGCCAACACTGCCTTTCCGCTGCAAACAAAATGTCACAGTCAAACCCACGGAAGCGCTCAATAATTGTATGAGGATCGTCTAAAAATAAAACGTCATATCCATCAGCAAAAAAAACAAGCTCGTGGTCTTCTAAATTCTCTATGTAATTTTTTAAAAGGTTTATTTTTTGCCCCCCACCATGACCAAGCATATCGCCGCCAAGCCATTCGATATTTTCTGCAACATTTACCAACGGTACTCCTTTAGCATTTGCAGAGTTTTTTATTGCCCACATCTGGGTTTCATCGGTTCCTACCGTGATAAAATGAATTGGCACTTTTGATTCCCCCTCTATCGTGCTTGGTCTAACTTCTCTAGGTATCTGCCTTACCACCTCTGGTGTAAAGAAAAAGTTCGATTGAACTTTTAGCTTGGCAGGAACCCATTCATCTACAGGGATAATAGCATCCTTGTAGCCTTCTATCAATCTCTTGGCGGTTTCTGGTCTAATAGCGTAAGCATGACAATTATACCAATAGCCAAGAGTATTAAGGCGATATCCCAGCCAAACGCTGTCATACTCTTTCAATAGAGTGTCTACCGCACTGGGGTCAATACTATCGTAGACTGCATCCTCTTCAAGGATTATTCCGTTGCGGTTGGAGGCGGCTATCTTCTCCCAAGCTCTAAGATGACTAACTGCACATCCAAACTCACCGATCAATAAAGGTCTTTTGTGTATGGGGTCACGCCACTGTGTATCTCTTACACAGCCTGTCTCCTTCTCTACCGTATTCCAATCTTTTCCTCGTGCATCATATGCAGACCCATGCAAAGAAATCTGATAGACTATTGCCACCTTGGCCCCTCAAACCAAGCAACAAGACTCTTTCTAGTCCCAAATGTAACGGGGGTCACTCTATGCAATAAATAGCTTGGAAACACCAAAACCGTTCCTTTGACCTTACAACTTTCGTCTGGGGTTTCTGTTTCCCTAAACTGAAAGTCCCCACCAGCATATTCACTTGGATCAGATAGCTGCACCGTGACGGAAAGCTTGCGGTCAAACGGCCCTTCTCCATTCCAATCAACGTCAACGTGCCAATCATAATGACCCCCCTGCTCTGAATGATATTCAGTGTATTGAACAGGCGCTACATTTTCGACCAAAAACCTAAAAGCTGAATAATTTGCAGCCCTCACATACTCCCATAAAAGATCCCTTATTTGTGGAACATCGTTAAGCCATCCGACATCGCTCTTTCTAACGTTGTCTGTTTCTGCTTCAGTAAAAATTGTTGCTCGTTGCATTTTTACCTTTGCCGCTTCCTCGATTATCCAAGAGACTTGATTATCGCTCAAACCACCTGACCACATTTGCCAATTTTGTCGCATCAACCTTTTCCCTTATGCCAAAAAAATCTTTTATATCCATCGCGCAAAACGCTTGTGAGCTTGTTTTGAACAAGCAATCTTTTGTCCATGTCAAGCCTTTCGACTTGCAGCTTTAATTCTTCTCTCTTGAAAGGAATGACCTGAATAAGAGGGAAGCCCCTGCTTATCTCAAAAGTTCCTTCTTTTTCTCCAGTCCAAATAAACGGGAAGTTGACGTTCCCGTAATATTTATCTGTATCGACAATCCCTTCAAGGATACGAAATTTACTATGTATTTCCCCGCTATAATTTTTAAATAAACAGGACCACCCTTTAGGCGTTGTGATACACCAAGGGCTTGTGAGCTTAGGTATTCCGTTCTCATGGTTTGTTGAATATGGACAGGCACTACCGCCTAGCTGTTGAGGTGGGTGAAAGTCTAAAACAGGAGCGCCGCCGCCAAGCTCAACGACACTATATTTCTCGTTCCACTCAAAGCTTGCTTTGAGCTTATCATCATTTGCCCTTGCAACGTGAACATTTACATCGCACCAAAGAGGGATTGTATAACCCGCCGACATAGCCTCTTTAAACGGAACACAAGCCTTTATTGATCTTTCGTGATGGCGCGGGCCTAGCTGTTGAGGCAACTCTTTGAACCAGCTTGGGTAAAACTTCGCAGAACGCTCTGGCCCCATATCTGTCGTATTAAGTGGCGCAAAGCTAATAATATTTTTTTTAAACAATGCTCTGCTCCGCTATTTTTAAAACTTTTTTCTTTAACCCTGATCGCTTAAATTTATCATACATGAATGATAAAGGTTTGTTACCTAGCGCAGCCTTAAATGTCATTGCGTGATTTATATACATCTGGATGTCATGAGGCCACAAAACGCGGTGTAGCTTTGTATTGGAAGGAAGCCGTATATACATCATCGGCTCACCAGCTTTAACTTGGAAGGGCTTATCAAAGCAAAAACCAGAGAAAGATATTGGCCTAAACCAATCACCAATATCAAAACTACCCGCCACTCCAAAGATTTTTCCGTGATGCAAGTAAGGAGGGTAAATTTCAATCTTACAGCTTTCATCTGAAAACATCAGCAAATATCTATCAGACAGAAATTGATATATGTTTTCGCTTGTACCTATGGGCGGGCCAGATGAATTTAAAACGGGGCTTGTGTCACCGATTTGTGTTCTGCCCATGCCAAAGGTTCCATCAGTACAAAATACATGAGGCCAAACATTTCCTTCTTGATCTCTTGTTATCTCAATCGAAATATCAAAAGGACAAAGAACCGCATACATATTTGCAATGGCGCTTGTGTAAGATGGACAGCGCAAAATGCCTTCTGTTTGCCGCCCGTGAAATTCTTTTAAGGATTTGGCTAAAGGAACTAAAGGCTCCCAAGCCAACAAAAATGGGTGAACATCATATGGTCCGTAAAAAACTTTTATCAATCTAGCTTCCCCCAAAGCAGTGTAATATAAATTTAGTCTGTAACTAAATTCCCTTCTTTATCTATTCTTTGGTCCGCAGGAACCGCTTCCCATTCTGCACCATTCCAAAAATGCCAATCGCTTGGCTTGTCTGGTGACTGAACTAAAAATTCATAAACGTAAGATTTCTGCGCTCCCTCTATTGTTTGAAACTGATAAACTTCGTTATCTTGAGTGTGTGTAAAATATAGCATCACATATCCTTATTTCACAAACAATCTAGCTGTAACAGAGACCCAACTAGAAGGGGCGCTGTTTCTCAGGAAAACCTCTTTCCACCCATTCCCAGAATTATAGTTAAAATAATTCCCATAATATGGCGTCCAGTTTGTTGGGCCATAATTAAGGACGGTTGTATTTCCAATTTTGATTTGTGAGTTTGCGTTATTATGCCAAGAAACTGCTGGTTGTATATAGGCCGCTAATTGAGTGCCGTTTTGAGCATAAACCCACCCTATTGACCCCCAAGTATCGTAGCCGCCAGTAACGGTTCCCGCCGCAAAGTAAGCCCCCGCAGAGCCTCCCGCTGGGCCTGTTGGACCAGTTGGGCCTGTTGGACCAGTTGGTCCAGTGCCGCCAGAACTCCCCGTCTGTCCTTTCTGCCCCTTCTGTCCTTTTTGCCCCGTAGGGCCAGTCCCACCAGTGCCCCCAGTGGGTCCAGTGGGTCCAGTCGGTCCTGTGCTTCCAGTATTCCCGACTTCACCTTTTTGGCCTTTTTGGCCTTTTTGACCTGTCGGGCCTGTGCCTCCTGTTGGGCCTTGCGAACCTGTCGGTCCTGTTGGACCAGTAGAACCCGTTGGGCCAGTAGAACCCGTCTGACCTTTTTGACCCTTTTGTCCCTTCTGTCCTTGAGGGCCAGTTGGCCCCGTAGGACCGTTTGGACCCGTGGAGCCTGTCGGTCCCGTTGGGCCTGTGCCACCAGTATTACCGACTTCACCTTTCTGGCCCTTTTGACCCGTTGGGCCTGTCGGACCTGTGCCGCCCGTGGGGCCTGTTGCACCTGTTTGACCCTTTTGACCTTTTTGCCCTGTTGGACCAGTAGGCCCTGTACCACCTGTTGGGCCAGTTGCACCTGTTGAACCCACTTCACCCTTTTGACCCTTTTGGCCTTGGGGTCCGTTGGGGCCAGTAGGTCCGTTTGGCCCTGTTGGGCCAGTTGGTCCCGTGGGGCCAGTAGGCCCTGTCGGTCCTTGCAACGCTGCATTAGCAATAGTCTGCTTTTCCCAAGCAGAAGCACTTACATCGTAGACAGGAATAAGATCGGAAGAAACCGCATCTGTGCCCGTGGCAAAACCTGTGAGAGAAGACCCCACATTCGCGCTATCTGTTACGTTAGCACCGCTTTCTATACCATCTAGCTTGCTGCCATCACTCGCAACATCGCGTCCATCAACGGTGCCCGTTACAGCCAAGTTACCTGTAACCGTAGCACCAGAAGACGTTGCAGCAACCTTGGTAGAGCCTGCGTTCTGCAAGATGTTTAGGTCGCTGGCTACCGCACTAATAAAGACAACAGCATTCCCCGCGAGGCTGATGGCGTTATCTGAGTTTGAACTCTCTTGCACGTTCCTTGTAAGGGTTGTGCCAGACGCGGTGTATGTACCAGTGCCTATTTCAAAGTTAGTTGTTTCTTCAATGACATACTGTACTACGTCACCGTTACTAACCCCAGCATCCGCGAAACTCTGAAACCCCGTAGACGCACTGCCAAGTGTGATTGTGCCAGTACCCGTGGTACTGGTTGTCATCTTGGCTCTGTTAAAGAGCTTCGCCATGATACTGCCTTATGTTAGTTGGATGACACCGTTGCTTGGGCTGAAGTCTAAGGTGAACGTATCACCGTTATTCAGCGTCAATGAGGTGCCATAATCGTAGTACCCAATGATTGGATCTGCGGGAGAAGTAACCGTATCATCAAAGATATAGATGTAACGGAATGGACCAACCGTACCAGACGCAGTGAGCGTTAGATCTGCAACAACCAGCTTATATACACCACCAGACTGTGATGATGAGCTTGTAGTGAGGTTGCGAGAAGAGCAATTGGTGTAGCTAATCTGTGTAAGATTACCAACAATCCCGTTACCATCTGATGTTGGGTTGCTTGATTCACTTCCCGGCGCAGTATTTGTTAAGGCCACCGCAAGCTGGTCGCTTGCAAGATCCATGTTGTGGACTGCGTTTACCACAAAATCGTTTACTTTGTTAAAGCTCGCCATTTAGATAACTCCTATCATGCTATGCGAATTATAGCAGATGTGGCATCCGCTACGGGGAATTGTATTTCAAAGGTACTATCACTAGCAACCCTGTCGCTTCCAAAGTCTAACACAGCGACCGCTTTATTGGAAGCACTTGCGTTATAGATCAGCGCCCCCCTTGCTGTAAAGCTTGCGTCAGTCCATGAAATATTATCAAAGTCCACAATAGCAGTTGTGCCAGAGGTCTTTGGAAATGTAGATGTCACTGTCAACGGCTTGCCCCCCGCAGTGTATGCCGTTCCAGATGTATTGGTTATTTCATTTGTTGTACTATACACAGTTGTATCCGCACCCAAAGATGCTGCGCTAGAATACAAAGCTATCCTGAACGTATGTGCATCAAAATCATGCTCCGCCTGTAAAAGCTGAAGCTTAAAAGACGTACATGTTGTTTGAATTATTGCCATACCCTATCTCCTACGCGGCGGGTTGCCTGTATGTATCAGTTCTCAACTTGGCACCCAAAGAAGCCATATTGATAAGGGCTGATGAATATCTTTCGTTATACAACTGAACCATATCTCCTTCGCCCTTCATAAACGTATACGCTTCTATAAGAGATCCGTAAAGCAATGTCGCTTCCGCATTGTCACCAAGCCAAGATGTGCCAGAGGTAACAATAGAAGGTGGATCATAATAGTAATGCAACTCCAAGTCGTATGCTGCATCAGGCGTAGGGCCAAGCAAGAAGTTGCCATTACCTGTAGCGGTATCCCCATCAAATATTGCGTAATACTGTGGCAATCCCTGCACCGTGGTGTCAGGGTAGGCTTCCCGCACAAAGTTTACCTCTTTATCTAAAAGGTAAGTGTATGTTGTGCCATTGATAATAGCCAAGGAGAACGTGGCTAGAAAGTCATCAGGCCTCGCAACATACTTATTGCCAGCGTTTACATTGCCTGTGACGTTTCTGCGTAGCTCTGGAATGGTGATATCCCTAAAGATCCGCTCTTCAGCCTGACGCACAAAGTTAGGAATATTGGTCACAAAGGTACTCTCTGTGTTCTCCGTATAGTCCTTGATCGCTTGCGTCAGTTCTGAATAGTTCATTTGAACTTTCCCTTATGCCATTCTAAACTTGCCACCTTTAGAGGCAGCGCCCATGCCACGGCAGCTACCACCATCGCGCATTTTCTTAACCTTACCGCCATAGGCCATTTTGCCTTTCCCATCAGCGGCATAAAATGGAACTTCTACACCATCTGAGTTCTTTACCATCTTCAAAGAACCACCATCCTTCATGGCAATAGGCTTGTTACGCATCATATAACCACCGCCCATTTTGTATTGGACTTCTTGATCTGTATCTTTAGCCGCCTTCTTAGCTGCCTTCATGCCCGCTTTAGTATACGGGAACTCTTTATTTCCGACCTTTGGCATACCAAACTCCTAAGTTATGCTAATATTAACAGTTCCAACCTCTGCTGTCATGTACTGTGCGTCATTCCACACAGGATTCCAACCAAACAAGCCACGACTCTCTTGTAAGGATGTGTCTGGTCTTGGGTTTCGTAGAGATTGTGGGTCAAATATCTTCAACCTACCTAAAAAATTCTGTGGCTGATCTGGATCTACCACATCACGACCTACAAGAAATCCCGTCCTAACACCGTTGTTAAACTCAGGAACAAGGTCAGACAGAGGATATCTAAACCCTGTCTTGTCACAATAGCCAAAAGCGTATTTGCCTCTTGCGTAACTCATCCTGCACCCATCATAAACGTGTTAAATGGAACAAACTTAATTGATGCTGTCTCTTCATCCTCACCGGCGGCAAGCTGGAACTGGAACTCATACTCTTGTTTTAAGCTAGCTGCCATCTGGGGATTCTTCTTCATGGCGAGATAGTAAGCCATGCCAGCCACCAAGCAAGGAACGAACCGTGGAGGCACAGATGTTACTGTGGAACCCACACCAGATGAGAGGCCATCAATACCTTTAAGCCTAAAATAAGATATCGTGTAGGTTGTTGTACTATCAGGAACAGGCCACAGAGTTACTTTTGTTTCTGTGGGGAGCCTTTGGACGTAGATTTGGGTCGGCCTACCTTGCGTGTTTTTGTTTGTTTGCTGCGCGTAGGTTGCGACACTGACTCTTTCGAGCGCCGTATCGACTTGGCTGGTGCCTGTTCCGGTGCGGATTTGGTGTTCGATAATATCAATTGTATCCGCAGGGAGGGTATACGTTGCCGTACCCGCTGTAACAGCGAGCGTACCCGCCTCAATAGTGAAGAGATTAAGACCACGGTTCTGCCACTCCAATGTTAAAAGGTTTAGACTTCTTCGTGCGGTTTTAAGATCGTATCCAGTACGCATTTCAAGGCCAGCCCTTTCATAGGCTTCCTCAAATATTTCTGGCATGTCTGGGGTTACTACAGCCATTATGTTACTACGCTCCTAAACCGTTTGGTTTTCTTTGCAATTTTCTTAGGCTGCTTGGCAACCTGCTTACCCTTCTTGGTAGCCTCGCGCTTCTTCTTAGTAGTAGCGGCGTATTCCGCAGGCGTCAAAGCTTTGATAGCCTTCTCAGGAAGATATCGCTCGCCCGTAGCCTTGCTCCCTTGCGTCGATGGCTTGCCAGACTTTGTTCGCCACTTCTGCTTTGTCCAAGACTTCAAGCTTTTCTGTGACTTCTTGAGCGCCATTAGTCTCTATAGCCCCCACCCGCTTTTTTATAGGCCTTCGCGAGCATTTGAGCTTTTCTTGCCGACCATTGCCCCGGCTTACCGCCCTTACCACCAGCTTTTATGCGGTTAAATATCCGCTTTCTTTTTTCTGGTTGGGTGTAATTGCCAGCTTCGTTTACACGACTTTTAGATTTTTTCTTTGTTTTACCGCCCTTACCCATACGGATAAGTTCAAGATCTTTGGCATCATCACCTGTAGAAACTCTGTTCCCTACAAGTTGACTGCCCATCTGAGAACGAGAAATAGCCACTAGCACTTCCACCTTTTTCTAGCTTGGCGCAGTCTGCTATTAGGATCTTTTGCTGCTTTAGGGAACTTCTTCATTTGGCCAGCAGAACGCGCACAAAATGATTTACGCCGCTTTGCATCTTTACTC